AATTGAGATAGCGTTCTCACCTACAAACTTAGAAAAAGAAATACCTGATCGAATCGGTAGCTCAGGTAAGTTGCTAGAATAAACATAGTAACCTACATAAGTATTAGTACCTAACTCATAATTTTGATCATTAGTGGCTGCATCTGCACTATTAGCATAAACTACAGCGACTTGATCTGCTGTTGCTCTTTGGATATTAAAAGACTCTGATAGCCCATCTGTGCTCTTAGCTAGCGTTTGCTCTGATGTACTCCCTGTTTGATTTACTGATCGAACAGCAAACTTATAAACACCGTTGTTTAATCCAAGTATATCGAAACTATTTGTTAAACAGCTAGAGAGTATTTGCCAAGTAGCTCCCTTGTCTGAAGACAACTCTACAATAAACTGACTAACAGAGATAGTGTTAGGGTAAGTCCAAGTCAGTCTACCTGAGTTAGAGCCAAACAAACCTGTAGGGTTGCTACTAGTAAAAACAACATTAGAAGGTTTAACTACTTTAGTGTAAGGAGTAACCTTTGGGCTAATATAAGGTACGTCGTCTGGAACATTCCAAGCGATAGTAGTGTAACTATACTGTCTAGCTTCGATTGTTGCTGTTAAGTCTCCACTCAGCTTAACTGCATCGATCTTCATTACTTCATTGATTAGATTAGTTGTATAGTCTGTGACAGTTACAATGTCGCCGGGCTCTAGTAACAGCCCCTTCTTACCTACTGTAAACTTAGCTCTCATCTCTCTTCTAGAAGTTCTGACGACTTGTTCTGCTTTTGCTAAAGCGTGGTAAGGGTCTGAAGTACAGGGAAGATACAACTCTGTTTTTAAAAGTAAGTTAGAGTCTTCTGTTAGATAGTTGTTGTAAGGTACAGAGTAGGCTACAGGCCAAGTAACAGTGTCGTCAACAAAGTTTTCAAACTCGTTCATGAAACGAACAACACACTGATTATAACGGGAAGAAGAGTCTGGAAAATCTAGTTCCATACTGCCACGAATAATGTCGTCTTCTGTAATAGCTGCAACGATCAGAGCTGCTTCTTCTGTTTCATTTCGAGGAGCATCTAGCCGTAGATAGTACTTACCACCAGACCAGATTAACTCAGCTTCTTCCATAGACTCGAGAATAAGTTCTATGTTTTCTCTAATAGCTCTTTCAGTATCTAGTACTACGTTACACTCATAAAGCTTAAGTGTAGTCTTTTCCAACTCAGGTTGAGAGGTGATAGTCCCATCTTCTTCTTCGACATCTGGACGTCTTCCATTTACTCTACCGTCTTGTGCATAGGTAGAGGGTAGCACACGATCACAAAGTAACTTTGTTTTATAGAAAGACTCTAGATCTAGCAAGGAGTTAGACAGACCTTTACCATAAACTGGGTTTGTAAGATAGTCAAACAGAACTAAAGCAGGGTTATTAGAATAGGTTTTCGTAGAAGAAACAGAATAAACGCCTGTTCCTGTATTGTAAGTGATATTTTTTAGTTTGTTCCCTTTGACAAAGAAAGAAACATTAGGAGAACCATTGTAGTTATAGTCTTCACGGTTAAGTCTAAAGCACATACTTGCATAAGCTACGTTAGTGAAAGTATTTGTACTAGGGATACCGTTAGCAGTAGCCATAGGGTCAGCAATGCTACCTGCTTTGAAGACATGAATTCTTTGTCCATGTTTTAAAGAGTCGTCATCCCAGTTCTTGTCGTCTACAGTGACATCTACAACAGAGTCGATTTCACCATAGCAAATAGCTTGCTGAACAAAAAGGAATTCATTCTTAGAGCCTGTCTTAGAAGCATCTAGGCCGTTAGTAAATACAATAGCTTGACTAGGATCAGCTACGTGAGTGTAACTGTCTTTTAGAAGGTGTTTAACCTTTCCACCAGAGACTTTAGCTTTGCCATAAACAACAGATAGGTAAAAAGGTTCACCGTCAATTGCTACGTTTACTTGTTTTCTCTTGTCCATTTCTGCTTTTAGTTTTCTCATACGAGATTGCTGATAAGCAATAGAGGCTACTGTAAAACCAAGAGAAACAATCGTAGAGACTGTGGCTGCAGCTATGCCGGGGATAGCTGCTGTTATGAGTGCCGAAAAAATTACCATTAGTCTTTACCCCACTTTAGGTTAACAGTTTTTCCTCCAACGTAAACATCGTCGAAAGAAGTGTCAGTAGAACTGATTTGATCCATACCATCTTTGGAAACAATGTAACCTGAGATAGAGTCTAGAGAGGCCATAGGTGAAGCTGCACTGATAACTGCTTGTTTGACAGAGCCATCGTTAGAGATTCTTCCTGAATCTATAAGACCTCGGTAGGCTATTAGTACATCGTTTACCCCTCGTAAAGGCCAACCATCTTGATCGAAGAAAATTGCATAAACAGTTAGCTGTTTTCCAGTAATACCAGTTCGAAGTTCTGCTTGTAAGCTATTGTCATGATCTAGAAAAGTTAACTCATAGACTTCACGATCTACTGAGCTAGAAACTCTAGGAGGACCAAAGCCAACAATAGAGTTTTGAGAAGAAAAAGTATTTTCTAGAAAGTCAATATCGTAAGGGGCACTAGTAACCCTAATAACAGAGTTTGATAACTGGATTTCCCCTAGTAAAACGAAAGTAGGGTTAGGGAGATTTATTGCAGCTAACGCTGCTGCACTTAATTTTCTCATTTTATAAAGCCTCTATTAGTTTAATTGTTCCTGGGTTGATAAGAACACCGTCCTCATAAATAATACCTTGTAATGTCTCTAAGTCTCTGAGATATTGAATCTTTGGTTTATCAAAAGAGTTACCATGTATCACAGTAGTTCCTGTTCCAAAAACAGTACCCCTTAAAGGAGGGTAAATAGGTACTGAAACAGAACTTGTGGTAGTTTGTACGTTTTCAGTTACTAAATAAATTTTATAATGATTTGAAAATTTTATAAAACTACCTTTAGGTAGTAACCCTGCTTGACCAAAGTTTACAGGTACTTCAGTAGCTCCGGGCACGGTAGTGACTGCTACAGCTCCTGGAAGTGTAACAGTTATCTTAGACATAACTGAGTTTAACTGAGGCATGATCATTGTCTTTGCAGTAGACACCCCTGTAACTACACCTACAAAGTAGTCTTCCTCATTTCCTTTTGTTTGGATTTGAAAGCTTAACTCCCAGCGTTGGGCACCTTGCGATGCCCTTTGCTGTTTCAAGTTAGTTGTGTTTCCTACAAAAATAGGTTCATTAGACTCGATAGTAAGAGGAGCCACTATTGGGCTCCCCTCAAAAAGATATACTGTCATTAGCGTGATCCTCTCTCGCGATTAGTCATATTGACACCAGCGGTGATCTCCGGAATCATACGAGCAATCTCTTTACGAGCCTGCATGGAGACATCACCAGTAACATTAATATTGAACACTTGCTGTTGTTTGTTCTTATTGTTGTTTTCTCTTTGTGAAACCTTAAACGCAACAGGGTTACTTGGACCAACACTACCGCCACCAGCAAAAGCTGGTAGACGACCGTCATTGGAGTTTAGAGTTTCTAAGAAAGGTAGCCAACGCTTTGTGGTTGCTGCATTAACAACATATTCACCATTAGAAAGCATTGCCATGATAGAGTCGGAAGTAGGGCCACCGGGGCCTGAGATGTAACCGCCTGTAGCTGCCGCAACTGCCGGAGCTGCTGCCTTGAACAGGCTAAAGAGACCACCTCCGCCACCACCGCCAAATAGGCCAGAAAGTGCATTACCGATACCGCTAAATAGCTTACCAAAGAAACCTTGGATTCCAGAAAATAGCTTACTAAAGAAGCCTTCATTACTAGCAACTCCTTCAACCCCAACACCTTCTTGGCTTACATCTTTAACAAACATAGGTCTAAGTGCGCTTGCACCTAGCTCTCCAAAAACAGAGAGTGCGCCAGCTGTAGTGTCTCCTGCCTTTGTACCAAGGTTTAATGCACCTGAGAACAAACTAGTAAACAGCTGATCTAACCCTAGATTTGAAAAGAGAGAGTCTGTAAAACCCTTACTAAACTTTTCAATGATAGTATTAGTAAAAGTATCTAGTAGACTGTCTAAGAAGCCTTTAAAAGTCTTCTCTCCTTTTAAGAAGTCTGCCATACCTGTTTGGAAAGCTTCAGACATAACTTTAGAAGAAGATTGCAGTTCTTCTAACTTCATCTTTAGCTGATCCATAGCTGCAGTTGTGGCTTGCAACTCTACAGAGCCTGCTTCCATCGTCTGAGATTGGACTCTTAGTAGCTCAATTTGTTTAGCAACCCCTTGAGCATAGTCAAGTAAAGCGGGGGTTAGACTTCCTATGAAGCTAGCATCTAGGCTAGCCCCTAAAGCATCAAACTGAGAAGTAACTCCGGAAAAAGTACCATCGTCAAGAGCGTCGATAGCTTCTAACTTAGCTAGCCTCATTTGCTCTACAGAGGCTTTACGTAGTTCTACTTCACCCGCAACAGAGTTGTTAATTGCGTCTTGAGCAGCTTTGTATCGATCTCCTGCAGCAATCATTTCAGTTAAAGCATTAGAAGACAGACCTGCTAGTAACTCTTCACTTAGGGAAAAACCTAATGCATCTGTCTTAGCTTTGAAAGATTCATACCAGGTTTGTGAGTCACCACCGCCACTACTACCTGTATCAGGAGCGTTAGGAATGTTAAGATCAATTTGATCCATAACCTCAGAGATTGCTGAAGCAACACCACTTAAGTCTCCAACAATATCTTGTCCAGTAATAGCACCAAAGGCTTTTAGAAGAGCCATCCTTATTTGCAGTGCTCTTAGGCGTATGGTTAGTATGCTGATTTCATTTAACTTTTCTCGGGGTAATTGAATTAAGTCGTTAAAATCAATTGGATTTTCTGCTAGTGATCTTGCATATTCCAATCTATCTTCAAAACTACTAAACTGTATTTCAGTATCACGTAATTGAGTTTCAATAGCACCTAGTGAATCTTTAAAGTCAGGCCTTAACCCATCAGACATCTTTGTTTGAAGTAAGTCATAAGCTTCCTGTATAGCCTCAATAACTGATATTGCATTGTCTCTATCTTCAGGACCCATGATAGTCAAAGGAAGAGGAGCTAGCCTGTTGTCACTTAACGAACTGAAGAAAGTTTCAATTTGAGACTCTAGAGCATTACCTTCTGTGAAATAATCAATATTGCGAGTTTCAATAGCTGCTTGACGAAACAGGTCAACTATTTGTTTGACAATTGAACTCTTTTGAGCCTGTATACCAAGCTTCATACTCATTGCGTTTGAGATAAATGCTTCATCATTCATTTGAGTATTCAAATCTAGTAGTTTTCTACCTAGATCAGCTATTTGATTTTGAGTACCTATTGAAGAGCTAAAAATCTGATCAATAGAAAGATCAGTTGGCACTAAGTTAGTAATCTCACCTAACAGCGATTTATACTCTATTAATTGAAGTTTCATAGCCTGTCTAGCAACATCTAATGCTTGTGAAGCAGCTGCAGAGTTACCTGAGGCAGCTTTAGCGGCTTCAGCAGCTAGGACTTTTTGAACATTGTCAAAGAAAACAGGTAGTTTAGTAAAGTCTATGTTTTCAAGACTTAGGCCAACACCTAGTTCCCCAAGTATAGTGTTTACATTAGTAACTAGCTCTTCATTTTTACCTAGATAGATCCTTTCAAAGATATCATACTCTTTAAGTGCTCTTGCTCTTTCTGCTTGATTCTCATCAGTAGAAAAACCTGTTGTTGGGAAGAGAGGTAATGTCTCTCCAGCTACAGTCACTGACCGATTATTCAACTCTTGTAGTTTCTGTTGAAGAGCGAGTGCCGCTTTTCTACTTACTAAACTTTCTTGATCATTACTTAAAGCCTTAAGACCAAGCCTAGCCTTATCAGTGTTAATTCTATCAATTGCTTGTTCAAGAGCTAGTTTTTCAGCTGAAAAAACAACTTCAGTTTTATACTGGTCAGCAATTGAAGTTAGAGAATTCTTTCTGTTTGCATAAAGCAAGTTAATCCTATCCTCTAACGATAAGCTAGCGTCATAGGTGTTTAGTAATTCTGTTCCTGCAGCACTTAGATAGTAAGATAACTTGCTTAGCTTACCTTGATCTTGTAAAACTAATAAGTCTTGCAAAGCTTCATTGAAATCTCTTTGAACTTTAGGATTAATAGATAACCCTTCACTAACCGCAAAACTCATTGTTTTGATAAGGTCAGCAATAAAAGGATCTTTCGCTTCTAGCCCTTGAAGGTCTATAAAGAAAGAGAGAGGTTTTTTTCCACTAATTACTTCAGAAGTAGCTGATTCAACATCTGGTGTATTACTCCACCATCCTTCAATTTGAGGTAGTTGTCCAAATCCCATTGTTTCCATAGAAGAAAGAATTGCAGAGATGTTATTAGTTTGAGAGGCTCTAGAACCTACGTCTGGAGCTTCTAGTAGAGTATCATCAATACTCCTTAGTAACTCGTTAGCTTCTCGTCTCTCACCTCTAGTGAGTCTGCCCTCATCGGAATAAATTTGTTTCAACTCTTCAAGTCTAGTTACAGACTTTTTAAGACTTGCTCGCATATCTCCTATTTGAGACTCATTTAAACCACCAAGGTCTACTTTATCTAACGTATCAAAAGAGCCCCCTAGTTTAATATCACCTATCTTATTAAGTTTCAGAGGATCTAGAATACCTTCAATACTTTCTCTAGCAGCACGTCCTCCAGCTGTAGTGTTTGTGAAAAAATCAGCAACGCTTGTTTTAAAATTATTCCATTTTTCAGTTAAGGAATTACCTTTACCAAAAAGAATTAAACCAAGAATACCTATACCTGCTATGATTACTGCCACTTTACTAAACAGCAATGCAAAAAGACCACCAATAAAACGAAGTAACAGTACTCCAATATTCAGTAGACCAGCTTTAAACCCTGCACCCATTGCAGCAGCAATAGCCGCTTCGATGCCCGCTCCAACTACCAAAGCTCTAAACTGTAGTCTTATAAAGTTTACTAGTCCAGTTACTGCTGCTTTAAGCTTTTTAGGACCAGCAATACCTAGCAGCATGATACCTAGTAAACCGTACTCAAGGGCACTAGCTCCAAATCCAAAACCAGAACTTGCAGCTTCTTGGCCTGCCATTGCAGCAGTAGTAAATATACCTAGTACAAGAGTCGCAAGAATAACCGCGCGACCTACTTTACCAAACAACACGTTACCTACCGCACCTAGTGGACCCCCAATAGCTAGCGATCTTGCTCTCAAAGATACCATAGAGTTAATATAGAAAGCAGTGAAAGCAGTAAGAGCTTGTCTTAGTTTGTTACCAAACACAGTAAGAAGAGTACCACCACCTAAAGAACTATAATACTGAAACCGGAACCAAGCAAAGAAAGCTAAAATTCTAGCTCTAAGACCAATGGCTCCTGTAGCTGGCCAAAGATATCCAGCCAAGTTAAAGCGAGGACCGTTAATTGCCATTAATCCAGACATCAATCCAATATAGTTCATAAAGAAGTCGAGAGACTTAATTATACCTTTTGCTGTTCCACCGGGTCCAAAAACCAATAGTGAAACAATACCACCTAAAGTTACAAAAGTTGAAATACTATTTCCAATATCATTGAAAATACCAGGGATTAGATTTAGTACTGCAATTACAGAAAGTAATCCTGCAATAACCATCCTTCCTCTACCTAGCAAGAGATACTGCAAGATGCCAGCTTTTTTACCCACTCCACCAACAGATCTATTCAGTAATAAAGTAAGACCAATGTTAACTATTGACATTATTGATTTAAATTTACCTAGTAGAACAGCAACACCTGCTCCAAACAAGATTAACTCAATAATACTTCCCGCTCCACCTATCAAACCTAAAATAGTAGAAACTAGTGAACCAAGGATACCTAATTCAGCTAATAGTCCTTGTGCAAATCCTTTTGCAACATCTAGCAGACCTTGAAGAATAAGAGGTAGATTGCTTATAAAAGTAGTTATAATACTACCTAGTAAAGACCCAAAGTTTTGACCAAGTTTAGTAAAGAAGTCTTCTTCGATAAGAAGTTCACCAACAGCGGAAGAAACCTCATTAATTACTGTAGCCACTAAACCAGCTAAAGCTAGCGTCTTTACTTGTTTTAACAGGCTAACACCAAAAAGCTCAGCTAGACCAACCACAATACCTATACCGAGAATGTCTGCTAGTATAGGTGCATTCTTAGAAAGATAAACCCAAAGGTTTAGAATAGCCTCCCCGAAAGTTACAGCTATGTATTTTTCTAGCATCACGACTAGAGAGATAAAAGAACTAAGTAGATTAACTGTTTTTAGTTTAATATCAAAGTCTATTGAAAAGTCAAGAGAACCTAGCTGAGCAAGCCTATCAACAACACCTTCTTTTAGCTGTTTAGCGAAAGAGACTACTTGGTCAGTCAGCTGAGTCAAGAATAACTTAGCTGATTTAAACTCTGAACTATCAAAATTAAAAACACTTGAAAAGTCTAGAGTTGAATTGCTATTGGAAATATCTCTAATAAATCGGTATAGTTTAGAAAAGGATGATTTCACTTTTTCTACAAAGTTAGTAATAATTGGTAAAACAAACTTCTTTAGTTTAGTAGACCAAGCAAGGATACCTTCAATAGTGTCTGGCCAAACAGAGTTGCCTACTAAGTAGATGTAAAGATCATAGAACTCTTTTTTAATAGAAGTAGCAAATTTCCGAATAACAGAAAAAGTCTTACTTAGATAAGAGCTAGTTGCAGTTTGTATTTCTTTAAAAGTATTTATGAAAGATTTTCTTAGAACATTTAAATAAGACTCAATAACTAGAATCGCAATTAAGGCTTTAACTATTACTGGTATGGTCAATAGGTTTTTATAAAATTCCTTAAGCAGATAACTTCCTGATTGTAGTAACCAGTTGAAGTCTTCAAAAGTATCAAAACGAAACCGAATAACTTGTTGATTAATTAAGCCTAAGTATATACCTGTTTCTAGCAGAAAGATATTTGTTTGTCTAACTAAGGTACGAATATAATTAAATGTATTAAACCATCTTTTACCTGCGTTATCAATTGCAATAGCTAAAATATCTAAGTTATCTCGTAATTCTTGTGGTGTCTCAGAAGTAAAGACATTAGCAATAGCTCCAGCTACTGTGTCACTAAGTGTAATGAGGTCTAAAAAACCTCCTCTAATATCAAGTAATGCTCTAGAGATTGTAGATATGGTTTCCACAAAAGGGATAGAAATCCAAGAAAGATACAGTTGATTAAACAATGTTAGTACAGGAATGATTACCTTAGGTAGAGAGTCTCCGATCCTACCAACAATAGCTCCAAGCACATTAAAGATACCACCACTAACAAGTAGAATATCTTTAAATGTTTGTACAATATTTAATCCGGAAATCTTTTCTGCCATCCGTAAATCAAGATCAACAGAAGCCTTGTTTAGCGATCCTGAAACTTTTAAAATACCAGTTGCAACAGTTTGGCTCAGTCTTAGCCCCTTATCTAGTTGACCTATGTAGTTTGTAACTGCATCTAAGAAAACTACAGAAGCTTTTGAGATAGAAGGATTAATTCTATCAAACTCATCATTAATAGTACTTCCTTGATTTAGAAGAGAATTGAGAACTACTTTAGTAGTAATACCACCTTCTTCGGCTACTTTCCTGAGTTCACCAATAGTAACACCTAACTCATCTGCAATAGCAGTAGCAATACGTGGCGCTTGTTCTAGTACAGAGTTAAGTTCTTGCCCTCTTAATGCACCTGCACTTAGACCTTGCCCTAGCTGGTAAATTGCAGCAGAAGTAGATGCTGCAGAGCCTCCTGAAATAGCAATTGCTTTTTGAACATTTTCAGTCACTGCAAGAAGAGTGTTTGTTTCAACCCCTGCATCTCTTAGAGCTAAACCAAAACGGTTAAAAGATTCAACAGAGCCG